GTCGGGTACATCTACGAACAGCTGACCACCCGACCTCAATACTCTATGCCACTCAACCAGCACCTTGCCGACCTCGGCCCTAGAAAAGTGCTCAACCACCTGAACCGTGAGAATGCTGTCTACCTCACCACTCCCGTAGGGGAGATGTGCAGCGTCCGCGTAGGCGTCAATCACACAGTTACCACTCCCTTCGAACAGATTATGTTTGTAGTATCTGTCCAGAGTGGTCAGGTTCTCGTCCCTTAGATCAGCCCGGATGCCAGCGAAGTACACCCCCTCGTCTCGGTAGACGTCTATGTTGACCCAATCCTTCAGGTAGATGTCCCCGCAGCCTATGTGGAGCTTTAACACTTCAACTCCTTCAGAATAGAAGGATTGTCTGCGGCGAACTTCTCAGCCAACCCCCCCAACCTTTGGACACTCTCTGCCCATGTCTCACCGTATGCCTCGTACCATTTCTGGTGGTACGTATTCCCCCTAGCGGTGGTCTTGGTTATGCCCATTATGTACTGAGCCACAAGGGGAAGAGCATAGTAGTGGTCTACGGTGCCCGCCTTCTGGTGCCAGAGTACGTCAGTAGTGGGATAGTATAAGGTCGCAAGCTCTCGGTCCCACGCCCCTGCAGACAGAATCTTGCAGAAGTCGTAGTCCGCCTTCCTATTAGCAAACCCGGAGATGTAGGGCCTAAGCGAGAAGCCAGCCGAGACTGTAACAGCCTGAAAGCTGGGCTTCTCAGGATACAACTCCCTCCCCGGGAATTCGGGAGGCGCCCCGTGGGCGTTTATATTGTGGTAGTACGCATCCCACACCTTCCCGTAACACAGGGCAATATCCTTGGAGTTCCTAAGTGGCTCGGTTATCTCTCGAATATACCGAGCGGGCTGTGGAGGGAATATCACGTCATCGTGGACCAGGAGTATAATGTCTTGCAGGGAAGCAGAATCCAGAAGATGTATGACGCCCTCTATAATGGTACACCAAGGCTGTATGAAAAATACTACGTTGTGGTCTAGACAGACATTCTTGAGACGGGCTGTATAAGCACCATCCCCGCAGTCCGTAATGACCACTCTCACATCTTTTCGTACTGGATACAGGCTACTGAGGCATTGGTGCAACTTGAACCACGCCCCAGTAGTCTGTATCCATATCTGAACGGCCTCTGGCCGCATAATTGACCCTCCTCTTTAAGGTCTACTGCTGTCCAACCACGGTCCCATCGCTGTCTTGGTCGGTGGGAGCCGCTGTGTGAATCCTAAGGTTGCCGGCGCTGTCTACCCAGATGTAGTAGGGTGTCACAACACCGGCATCGCTGACGGAGTCGAGAATCACGCAGGCCGGATTGTCTGCCAGACCTGGTGTCTCGACATGGAACTTCCCGTGGACCTTCTCATTTGGAGAAGCCACGGCGGTGTAGTTCTTCTGACCTGGCTTGCTGAGTCTAGCCATTTGGCATCACCCCCTATGCTCCGCTGGAGCCATAGACTCCACGCGCATCCCCGTGACCGGAGATGAACCGCATGAAGACTTTGAACTTGGCATCACCCGTGTCGAAATCATCGCCATGATCGTAGATCAACTCCTGACGCCAGAAGAAGTTGATGTCATGGTCACCCTTGTTGCAGAGCATCAGCCACGCGTCGGTGTCGGTGAAGTAATGGCAGATGAAGTACTGAAGCTCCTCGTCCATCAAGGGATTGATCTCGTTGTTCGCGGTATATGGCTTGTAGCCACTACCGAGGATTTCTCGAACCACCCACTTGTTCTCAGGCGCAACTACGAGAAACCGAGGAATCAGGAGCATCGGCAGGTTCTTCTCGTCGGTTTGATTCTCGAAGTTGTCGATGGCCGCTTGCAGAGCCGACACGTCAATGTCGGTGTCTGTGGTGGGCTTGTTGCCCCAAGTGGTCCCGTCAATCCGCGTGTGTGCGATATGACACAACGCCAGGCTGTCGAACCCTTGGTACTTGGTCGCCGGTGCGGCCGCAAAGGCATTGTTGAAGTTCGCCCAGAACGCCACCTCGATGGCATTGTGAGCGGAGCGACCCAGGGCCTTCGGGGCCTTGTTGATCACCCCGTACAGGTCGTCCTGGTACATCTCGGTGGTCACACGGTAACCTAACCCGTATGACTCGTGGGTGTACCGCTTCGATTCACCCTGCGCGAGGTTCTCGTAGGTAGTGCTTACGCCTTCGGCCTTGGTAGGCACTGTGGGCAGGCCAGCGAACCGGCGATCTTCCTCGTAGTTACGCTTTGAGGTCCCCATGTTGGCGATGTGAGTGTACTCCGTGGGCCTCTGCGTATAGGACTGGAAGAAAATCTTTCGCTGCCCAGGTGCCAGCAAAGCCGAAAAGTTAGCCGTACGGTCTGCAGCCAATTATACTCACCCCCTTTCTGTTTAGGATGTGCTGTCGAGCTGTCTCCACGGACCTAGGAACATGCACAACAGCCGGCCCCCGGTGTCCCCCACCACGTCCTTCGCGGAGTGGGCGATACACCGAACCCGGATGTTGGCGTTGGTGCCGTCGTACACGGTCACCCGACTGTTCGAGGTGTCCCGGTAAAGCGCAAAACCTTTACCACGGTCAGTCGCAGCGGTCACCGCACGAACACCTGAGCTGTCGGTCAGGTTGAACTCGAAGATGTTGTCGGCGTTGGCGATCTCGACGGAGATGTTGCTGTCGCCGGCTGAGCTGTCGTTGTGGCCATCCTCGGCAAACAGACCAAGGATGTCACGGGGGTTGTTCCCGCACTCCTGGACATACCCAGCGTTTAAGAACGCCAACTCCCCCCGTACCGCGGTCACTGAAGCCGCCTCAGGCAGCACCAGGACCATGGGGTTGTTACCGCTGATCGTCTGGACTACTTTCGCTGCTTGATACCCTACTGTTACCAAGTTTCCTCACCCCCTTTACGGTAAGAGTGTTAGGTCAATCCTCGTCCGGCTGCTCTTTGAGCTCGTCCATCATGGTCCTTCTCGCCGGCCCCTCTGGTGCCGCGTGGGTTACTGAGGGCTCCTCTGGCCTCTCCAGTTCACCCGTCTCCTTACTGATCCCGGCCCCCATAGCGAACGTTGGCTTGCGGCCGGCTGCCCCTGGCTTCTCGATCTCCGTGTAGCCTCCTCCCCTTTTGGGGACTCGGTCCACCTCGAAGGTCCCAAAGCCAGCCTTGTCTCCTTCAGCGTGGAAGTCCTCCTTCGACTTAGCCCTCCGCTTAGCGTCCATGTTGAGGGCTGCTTGCTCCCTGGCCTGCCTTATGTGCTTCGGGCAGTACATCAGGGTTTTCTTCCCCAACATCCGGTGCCCCTCCGCACTGAGGTGCGAACCGGCCTGCTCAGGGTCGTCTTTACCAACCGGGAGATAGCCTTGCATCTGGCGCTTGCTAGCCTTGTCAGCTGACGTCCAGCGGTAATGCCGTTCGTCCTGCTTGCCACGAACCTCGTGCGAGTCCGTCTTGCCAAACGGGTCGCTGATTACCTTGGTCTCTTCGGCCATTATTTCACCTTCCATTTCTTGTACTCTTCCTCGTCCTTGAACACGCCGTCGTCCACGTATCTCTGGCAGACCATCTTCTCCTCCTCCGTCAGCGGAGCCACAGCAGGCCCCCCAGGAGGCGGTGGAGGAGTGGCGCCCTCGATGACAGGAGGTTTAGGCTCGAATTCCTTCCGTATAACGTCCTTCTCCTGCTCGATGATCTCAGGCAGATGCTGAGCCTTGACAAGATTGAAAGCCTGCACCCAGGCATTCGGATTAGCTTTGGTGACGGGGTCGACTGCCTTCATCAACTCCGCAGCCTCGTCCCCATACCTCGTCCTGTCAGCCTCAGACACCTTGGCCAAGCCAAGTTCCCTGGCCACACCCGCCTGGGTGTTGTAGTAATCTTGAAGCACAGGCGTCATCCTACGATTGAAGTGCTCGTCGAGAGTCGCACCGGGAGCGGTGTAGATACCCTCTCGAATCTGCTCGTAGGTCTCGGCCTGTATCTCCGCAGCCGTCCTCTGAACTCCAGGTACGGGCGTACGCACTACTGGCCGCCTAGCCGCTTCCTCGAGCCCAGCTGCCTTCTCGGCGGCAGCGGTGACCTCGTCCCTCGCCGCCTGTGTTGCTGTCTCTGAGGTCGCGAGCTTAGCTTTTAGCTCCTTTACTTCCTCAGTCTCCACCGGTGGTGGATCAGGCTCTTTCAGCAAATCCTTTGGATCCGCCATTATGCTTTCCCCTTTCTAAATTCAGACATCCAGATTTCCACTTGCTCCAAGCACTCTTGAAATCCGAGCTCCCGCTGCGCCGCCGAGACCCTATCATCCTGGAGGCGCTCCTTGAGGCGGTCCTCCGACAGGCCCCGCTGGAGGTCCACCCATTCCGCCAGCCCTGCCGCCTGCAGGAACACCACCCGGTCCTCCTTCGACAGGTGGTCCTCCATCCTCACCTCCCCCGAGCGCGCTACCCTGCTCTGCCGCCGCCCTCAGGTCCTCCACGTTAACCGCAAAGGTCTCGGGGTCGGGCACTGCGTAGGATTGCAACACTCTTTCTAAGAGTTTGCCTGACTTTTCAACCAGCTTCACCACGAAGTCCTTGATCCCTGATGGGATCTCTGGCTTTGCCAGGATTCCTGAAACCTCCGTGAGGCGCTCATAATAACTCAGAACAAGGTTAAATAATGCCAGGTTGTTCTGCTTCTCAACTTCACGGTTGATCGAGGCCGAGGAGGCCGAGACATCGAGGCCAAGACCAAGGCGCGCATACTGCTTAGGGACGGTGTACTGCTCCATCTTGCTACCACCAGGCTGGAAGAAGTCTATCGTGTCGGAGCCGTACTGCTGCTCGAGTAACAGCACCTGCATCGCCAGCTCTGAGAAGGAGTGCCTGATGTCTCGAATGGTTAGGTCGAACCGCTTGTTGCCCTCCTGAATCAACGCCAGCGTCGAAGTCGCGGTCGCCCGGTGGCCAACGATGGCTGACTCCTGCCCTAGGTTGTAGTCGGAGACACCAGAGCGGAGCTGAGCAAGGTCTTTGATGTACCCGAGAGCGGCGAGGACGGATGGGTTGATGTCCCCCATGTCCATCGAGGCGAGGTCATCCAGCCTACCCAGCATCCACAGCTTGCCTGGCCATATCTCCTCCTCCTCTTTTACAGCGCCTTTTTTGCCCTTGAACATCTTGGTGTTGGCCACAGAGGAATTGTCAATTGCCTGGTTGATCTGGGTGCTGTAAGCCCTCTGCAAGTTCCCGACCTGCCAAGCGATGCCTTCACCATGGTAAGCACCCTCTCGAAACATATATCGCAGGGGTATAAAGGGTCGCCTACCATCAAGGAGATAGTTGTAAGTCGCATCCAGCACGGTTTCGGATTTGCGGTGGTACACAAATCTGCATTGCTCTGCAATTCCATCACCATTTGCGTCATAATCTCCCCACCACACGAAAGTCTCGTAAGTACCAAGCTCTGGCATTGTGGAGCCCAAATCTACCCCAAACTGCTTCTTGCGGAACTCCTCGATCTTCTCGGGCTGCTTCTCCATGAACGACTTGATGTCGTCCACGTTGTAGTACTCTTTACGCGCCGCTCGAGCCTTCAGCTCCCACCAGGTCGGATAGCGGCGATGAGCGGCCCACCTCGCCTCTTGGATATCCGTACCAGCGTCGGAGGGTGTAATCAGGTCCTGGGCCCTGATGAAGTTGACCATAGGACCGGTATACATAGAGACCTCGGAGGGACCGACAACCTTGCCCGCTTTGTCGTAGTGGAGTATCTTCTTGGTCTGCCTCTCCCACCCGAGGACGAGGGTGCCGGTGCCGATCTTAACGACCTGCTTGAGACCAGGAGCTATGCGCTCGTACAGCTTGATCCGGTACTTCTGCAGCCAGTGCAGATACTGCTGAGTGGGTACAGCAATATCCACGAAGTCCTTATTCATGGCCCGAGCCACCCACAAGGGGTCTACGGAGAAGATTGTATTGATAATTCTGGCGAAGATTGCCTCAGTATGAATGGCAACGATGGGCGCCACGAGGTTAGAGGCGTCTTTGAAGGGGAAGTTCTTCTTCTCGACGTCCGGGATGGCGTCATAGTACTTTTCCGCCTCTCTCCACGTAAGCTCGAGCTTCTCATGCTCCCGGATGGCGGTATCCAGCTCCTGATTGAGAAACTTCTTCAATCTGGTGAGAGCAGCCTCGGAGAACTTGATCCGCTCGACTCTAGACGGAAATACGGCCATACTTGAACTCCCTCTTAGCGTCCAGGTACTCCCCTCGGAATCCCTCGCAGACCAATAGACCACGGGGAGTAGTCTGGTATCTCTTGGCCTTCAAGGAGTAGTCGCCGTACACCTGCTTGCGGAGCAGCTTCGCCCTCTTTCCGCTCACATCCTACCTCGCCACTCCCAACTGTAGTGGTTGCCGTCAGGCTTCTTGAACCGACCCCCCCACACCAGAGGATAACCCCGCCTTCGTCCCTCAGCCTCCCACCACTCGCCAAGCACCTGGTGATCGCTGGTCTTCGACAGGAATCTCCCACAGACGAAGAGGTTGAGGTCAATGGCCAGCCGGCTGGTATGCAGACTAGAGGGTATCCCCTTTTTCCGCTTCGCATAGATTTTCGCAAACTCAGCAGGGCGCTCCGCCCAACCCAGGCTCATCTCAAAGCCCATATCGTAGGCCTTGATGATGAGGAGGCCGACCATTCTAGTATAGAGACGCTGTGCTTGACCTAGTGTCATCTTCAGGTAACTTTACCTTCAGCTGTCTTTTCAAACTGTTCCCATCCGTACCAGAAATGATACACACCCAGCGCCTTCCAGCCCCACGGGCGCTTCTTCCGATCGGTGACTACCCCGTCTCTCTGCAAGGGGATGAAAAGCTTAGTCCCCTTAGGCCAGTGCGAGAGGATAGGGTCTTGGTCCACGGCTAAATCTTTGCGAAGCCGGTCTTCCCGCTACCGGCCTTGGTAGCACCGGTGGCTCGGGGACCGTGGTCGACGGGGATTGCCTTGCCCCCACCCTTCCACTTCCCACCGGGCTTCTTCTCCAGCTTCCCCGCGGACTTGTTGCCATGACTTCCAGGCTTGTACATCCCTCCGTGCTTGGCCATTACACCCTCCTTCGGTTAGAGTTACTCCATGCCCATCCCAGGGAACATACCCCCACCACCGCCGCCGGTCATATTCTTCAGCATCATCGCCTTCATCAGGGCCTCCATCGTACCGCCGCCAGCACCCTGACCCTCAGGAGGCACAAAGCCCTGAAACTTGGGCTTCTTCTTCTTCCCACCTCCGAGGAGACCACTGAACATGTCCATCATTCCGCCCATGCCTCCCCCTCCACCTCCAAACCCCCCACTCATACTATCAGGCATCACCCCACTCATCTGTAGGGCTGAGTTGAGGAGCTGAATCAGCATCGCCATTGTTGCTGGGTCCATCAGTACCCCGTCACCGGATCGCGGTGCGCTAGTCTCGCGTACGCTCTGCCCGAGCTTTCTTCATATTCCTCGTCAGATAGAGGCGAAGACCACACGGTAGGCCCCTGTGCCATGGCATCTAGGAGGTGATCGTCGGTTGTGAGGGGGAAAGAGAGGTATTCGTCTATCATCGGGCACCCACGGTACATGTAAACCTGCTTTGCAGCCCAGTAGGGGCGTAGACCACGTATCCTGGACTGCTTAGAGACCTTACTATCGGGTCTGAACTCCATCCAGGGTATCCAAATGCCCTCTTTCTGGCTCTTGTACTCGCCAAAATGCAATAACACGGTCTGTGCAGCTACCGACTCGACCAGAACGTGCAGAATGTCGGGATATGCCCTGCAAAACTTGAAGATTTGGTCGATCAGGGCCTCCGGGACGGCCTTTTCCATCCACGCCTCCATAATGTGAACCCGGAAATAACCTAACGGAGGCTCAGGGGAGATGCCTAGGAGGACCATACCAGTATAGTCCGCCCTGCGCTTCTTACTGAAAGCTGGGTCCACGAACAGGTATTTGTTCAGATGACCCACTCGATCTATCACTTCTCGCCCATCCTCAGTCTTAACGGGCAGTTTGAAGTCTCCTTCGAGGGTTACATCGTGGTATTGCAGCCAGTCAGGGTGGAATTCAGTAGCAGAGGGGTGACGAGGATTGTTGTCAAACTGTGTGGCGTACTTTATTGGGTCTTTTGCTTGGATTGCGGCCAAGGCATGAGCAGGAAATCGTCGAGGAAATATGGGTCCCCCGTGAGGGTGGTGATCACAACAACCTCCCATAGCCTTGTGTGAAGTAATTCGATATCTGGGGTCCGTGCGCTTGATGTGGTCCACCAGATCATTTTCGGCCCACCTGGTACCCACGATATGGTCGTAGCCATTGACTATGTCCTCCAGGAGTGGCTCCGAGTAGTCATGCCACTGCTTGGCGGCGTCCATCATTTCCGGAGAGGGCACTCCTTGTGAATCGAGACACTCTTCGTCTATCAAGTCGTCCTTAATCATTATGTCGTAGTGACGACCTGTCACACGTCCGCCAACCCCCATCGCCTCGATAGTATACTCCTGGTAGTCCTCATCTCGAGGAAGGAGGATGTCGGTTTGAGACCACTTTGTTTTTTCAAAGGCGGGGATTGTTTCAGGAAAAAGCCACTGAAAAAGCCGATTGCGCTCAAAAAGGCGCTTGATTATGAAAATCCGCTTCGCTGCGTTGGTTGAGGTAGAGCCGGCAATAAGTATACGGGTGTTGGGGTTGTTTAGGTACAGCCAGACGGGTTTGCCGATGGAGTAGACGCTTGTCTTGAAGTGACCTCGCGGCCAGAGATCATACCGGCGGTGAACGCTCATATCCTGAGCGTCGTCGCACATTTCCTTATGCAAAGGGAAGGTGTAGTCCTTGCCGACCTTGGATGAGTACGAGATGACGCCTTTGGAGAGGAAATACAACGACGCTTTGCAGAGCCCGCGTAGTTGTTCGCGGAGGTCATTCCGCTCTGCAAGATCGGCCGGAGAAGCCGTCTTCCACGGGGAACGACTCTCGGCCATGGAAACGGCCTTGGTTAGACCTTCAAATGCCGCTTTCTCGTCCATTCGGAGTCACCGAAATCGTAACCGTGGCTTTGCCACTAAGGAATAGGTCCAGGTCGCCAGGTAACGACTCGATAACCCTCTGGGCGATCTTGTCGCTCAAAGACTCGGGCATATTCTCAGATAAGACCTCGATGGTTGCGTCAGTTCGCTTTACTAACATGCAACTCGCCCTTTCCCTTCATAAACGCCAGCGCCCACCTATTAGACCGCAGGCGCACCCCAAACCTAATGATGGGCAGCAAATTGCACATAGTCACCCGCACCATCTCCTCAACATGATGGTGGCAGAGCCTGCTCCTCGGCTTGGCGGTAGGAATCTGGAAGATTACCCCAGGCCCTGGTCTGCGGCAGATCACCGCGTCTAGGCTTGATCCCTCTGGGATGTACCTATACAACTTTAGCGGGAACATTTACAACCTCCCCCATCAGCTCACGCATCGCTTCCGTTATACGGTCGAGCGTGGCCGATTCAAACTTAAAGGTGTACTCACCCTCTTCTCGTTTCGAGGGCGCAGCCCTCCCCGAATATTCCACGATTGCCTTGTTGGCGGACAACTTGATATTATCCTGCGTATTCTCCGCCTCGCTCATCGCTATGATGCGATCAAGTGCAGACTCACTAGCCACCGCTAGCCGCTCTCTATACTCGAGGACGTTCTTGTCGGCTTCGCGTCTGATGGTCTCGAGGGCGTGCTTGAAGTCGTCCGTATCCATCAACATATAAATAGTATGGGGGTCGCGCTTGGTAATCTCGGCAATATGCCTAGGGGAATACCCGAGAGCGGTTAGGCGCACCACCTCAGGCACGGTTTCCTCGTTTCTTATCGCCCACGGCTTAGCCATCACATATGCCAGGTCTGCTCGTCTACGGCTGAATCTCCATGGTGCTTGTGCCACTCCACCTTACGCCGGTTCATATCCATGTTCACCAGTCCCTGCGCCACGCAGTCGAGGAACTTAGATAACACGTAAGGTGGAACGCCCGCCTTTTTCCACAACCTATCAAAATCTTTGTCCGTAAAAGCGTTCATAGCGAAGGTTGATAAGACACCTCCTCGAACAGTAGTCGCTCAAGAGGAACGCTTGCGCACCACAAGAGTGGCAGGTCGTCCCTCTCAGCCCCGGAAACAGGTACATCAGTATAGACCTCATAGTACTGTAAGTATACGACAATTTGGCATGATTGTCAAGCCAATTCTGCGGTTGGCTTGAAGATATGCTTGGCTTGATCGGATGTGGATTCAGTTGAGGCCAACGGGAATCTGTGCGCCAGGTTCAAATTGTTCGGGGTGCCCGATTTTCGTACACTTTTGAAAATTTCGCTGTATGTGAACACAAAAACGTGTTCATGTGCAAGGAGGGTGATTATGTATTGTCAGCAATGCAAGTCGCTCATGAAGAGGATTAGGGATTACTTTGTGTGTAGCAACAGAAGGTGCAAGGATTACCTGTGGGAATAGCATAAGGAGGGGAACATGGTAATCTGGGGAGGGTACAAACGTCACTTTGTATCCAAGGACCAGCGTATGCAGAAAAGGCAACAAAGAAATATGCGTAGAAAGTGGAATGGCATCGAAAAAAGGGTAGAACGTGCATTGGAAATAATTCTAGGCAAATAGGCATAATTGTGAGAAAGTATGAGTGTGTCGAACAAGGGAGTAACCTGCCCTGAAGGTAAGTATTCATAACCCGGTGGCATCCTGCCAAAGAAGGGGGTGAGACACATGGCAACCACGGAGACCACCGCTGTCCTGGACAAGTTCATCGAAGTCATCGGTGACAAGTTCGACAAGGTCACCTTTGATGAGGTGAAGGGGTTCGGGGGCAGCAACTTCGCGGATTGGTTGATCCGAGAGGGTTACAAGACGCGGAGGGCCTGGCGGAAGAGCAACCGCAAGGCAACGGACCGGAAGGGAACCTCTGTGAAGCATGCTGGTGCGTTTGTCGACCTGAAGGCGAAGGCGAAGTCTAAGGGCGACAAGGCACTCCTGGCGATCATCGCAGAGGTCGAGAAGTCGCATGGTCTTAGCATCTAACACCTAGGGGTGGGGCGCGCATACCTAAAACGCGCGTAACCTCGAAGGGGGGTGAGAGAGGTGCCCATGAACGACAGTTGGGAGACCCTATGGGCAGAATGCCCTGTGGGGTGTGAGCAGTACATCGAGGTGATGCCTTACCTAGGTGGGACGAGTGCTATATTCTGCCAGAATTGTTACGCACATACGGTAATACGGTTCGTGTAGGGAGGGGGTGAGACGAGTGGAACAGTCAGGGTTGCACTGTGCTGAGTGCGGAGCGGAGTGTCTGCTCCGTGAGGACACCTGTGAACTAGTGTGTCCCAAGTGTGACAAACACTACTACTGTGCCAAGCATAACGGAGAATTTTACGGAAGTACCTGCCCATTCTGTATAAACGAAGGGGGGTGATACCTATGCTGCAGACCTTAGTGTTTGCTAGGGACACCACCATGCTGCTGTACTGTGCATGTATTTGCCGGCAGTGCAGGGAGCAGGTGGACAGGGAGAAGAACTGGGCGAATAAGCATATGTCCAACTAGGGAGGGGGTGATAAAGTGCCCAGTTGTCAGACTGCCTACAGAAAGCACGGTGAGCTGGTGCTGTGCAACAGGGAGACGACCATAACGGTGACGGCAGATAGTATAGCAGGCACACTGTTGGAGATGCCACAACCGAAGCACTTCTGCTCATATGCACACCTAAACTTGTGGGTTAGGTGGGCAGCGAAGTACGAGAAGGAGTTGCTCAAGAAGAGGGGGTGAGAGTATGCCTCACAGCAGGGATGAGGAGTGCACAGTGGACCAGTTCGGTGAGTGCACTGTATGCAACGTAGTGCACGGACCACCGTGTCCGTACTGCGAGCAGCAAGCGTTCCATGCAACCGAGTGTCCAGCAATAGAGGCATTGGATGATACGGACCATATGTACTATGTATACTTCGGGACGCTGCCACACAGGAGGGTCTAGCATAAGGTAACATTACCTGGAGCAGGAAGGGGGTGAGACAGGTGACAATGCTTGCTCATCAACTGGGTGATGAACTAGCCGCCCGCCCTGAGGAGCAGGTGGTGTTCGTCGCGGTTAAGCAGGAGGACGGTGAGGTGTGGTATTACGAGGCAACCTCGCTGGACCCAGACGACGGGGGACCAGCGATCATCCGACTGGGTAAGATAGCAAGTTGCTGATCTAGGTCGAAGATGAGGGGAGGTGAGACCTGTGGCAACGGGCATAGAGGTGAAGATAATCCTGCATACCGACATAGCAGAGCAGGAGGTGGTGGACCTACTGAGTGCACTCCGTGTGCAGTTAACGGTGATGACCAACGTCCACCCAATTAAGTTTTGGGAGATGGAGTCGGTGGTCATCTGAGCAATCCAAGTCGTGTAAGTCGTTGATTCTAAACGATGTAGAAGCTTCTACATGCGTTTCTTCGACGTAAGTCCTTGATTCTAAAGGGAAAGGTGCGTGTTTTCTACATTCTCGTTTCTACTATGTATATGGTATATATAGAATATATCTATATATATATATATGTATAGATATTATCTATTTGACACAGATTCAAAAATCTGTTATACTTACGGCATGGTAGAAATGTAGAAGTGGAAAAATGATCGTTTTGACCTTTAGAATCAAGCATTTACGTATGTAGAAATGAACGTAGAAAGCAGAGAAGTCGCGTAAGTGTATGAATCTAAAGGGTTTGGCATGGAAAGGGGGTGATACAGATGCCAGAGTATGAGGTGCTCAACTGCATAGGCTGTCAGCTAGAGGTCACCTACGACCCATCACTCGATCCGCAGGTCAAGCCAGGCACTAAGGTGAATATGATCTGCGAGGGTTGCGGCGGGGCGGTGTGCGAGGACTGTACGGGTGAGGCGACCTTTCCGGGCAGTACCCACCTATACACCATCGTATGTCCGGAGTGTGTGAAGCACAGCGATGAAGGGGGGAGTACGCCATGGTGATCAAACTATCGGTAACAGACGGGCAGGGTGTGGTGCTGGACAACTGGGCACCATTCACCATCGAGGACGGCGACGAGAACCTGAAGCAGTTCCTGGCCGAGATTGACAATGTGATCTTCACCTTCGAGCAGGTGGAAGACAAGTAATGGGTAACGGTACGCAAGTGATAGTCAAGGTCCAGCGGCCGCTTGAGGGCTACATGGGTGACCTGCTGGTGTACGACGAAGCCAAGGAGCTGGTGTACTTTATACCGTGCGCCAGCGAAGTTGGTAAGTGGTTGCTGAAGATGATGGGCGATGACCTTAAGATGTACCTCGGCGCGAAGCCCACCGTTGACGGTGACTACGCATTCGACTACAGCGGCCGAGCCAAGGCGCAAGACTGGTAGAGAGGAGGTGACGAGAGCGTGAGCGACTTAACACCTTGCAACTACTGCAACTACAAGGACATAAAGCGCCGCTACAAAGGGCAAGACATCCTGAAGGTGCCAGGCTGGCACAAGGGCGTGGACATCCTTGTTGTGCCGAAAGGCGAGGAGCCTGATAGGGAGAAGCACTTCATAGCCTGGTTCATGGAGCTACCGGACCACTGCTGCTGCGGCTGAGGGGAGGTGACGAAGGATGTGGGCTCTACTGCTCGTCGCTATCTACACATCACCGGCGTTCGGTCCCGACCCGGTCACCAACATCGAAACTTACATCTTCGGTACCCGGAACGCGTGTATGGTGGTGCGGCAAATCAACATGAAGCTTCGGTCAAGCAAGTCTATCGTGAGGACCATAAGTGAGTGTGTGCCGATGGACGTAATGCCGGCACTCAAGGACTCTCAGGGGCCCAGGAGTAAGTGGACGCCAGACACAGAGAGGAGGTAAGTTACCGTGAAAGTCGATCGGAAAGGTCTGCTTGTGCCGACGAGTATGATAGTCGGCATCTTCCTGGTGGGCTCCCTGGTATTCGGTGAGATGCAGTACTTCTGGGAGGGTATGTTCGTGGCAGGGGTAATCCTGCTCTACTGCCTAGCCTGCTACATAAGGAACATACCATGAGGATACTTCTGCTGGTGGGACTGGTCCTCCTCCTTGGAGGGTGTGAGAGCGATTTCGATGCTTGCATGAGGCGAGGGCTGCAAGCTTATGCAGACAGCGACAACGAATACTCCAAAAGCGCGGAGAAGCTAGTCTTTGCTAACTGCTCCGGGGCAGTATCCCATAGGGGGAGAAGGAAACCTTTTGGCCGAATAAGAGGGTTGGGTCAATGAAAACAGAAAAGGTGTTCGAGTGGGGGCTCGCCATCTACCTGGTGGTGGTGGCCATCATAGCACTATTCCTGATGGGCTGCGCCGCGCCGAAGTCTAGGTGTGTGTCGTGGGCCGTAGCAGTACAGAGGGACGGGACCCGCATCACTTACTGTGAAGCATCTGTGAGGAGGCAGAAACAGTACCCGTGGTGGATAGGGCGGCCACGCCACCACCATCACTTGAGATGGAGGTGATGATATGTCTGGTGGATCGGTGAGTCGGCTACTCGAGCAGGCCCTGTACGACCGGCTGAAGGCGTACTGCCAGGAGACTGGCATGGGCCTCCACCGAACGATAAGGGGCGCGGTCAGCCAGTACCTGGATGAGTACGACGACTATAAGAGTACTCACTCTCACACCGATGACTCGTAACCCGGTCACCCGAATGGCATGATTCTTGCATACATCTTTTCATATACGCGCGTATGCAATTTTCATGCCAAATCTCGTCGAAAAAAAGACTTGACACAAATTTATTTTTGTGTTATCATGGGCAGCATGAGAGGAGGTGACGACTGAGTGATATCCAAATGGTTCAAGTGCAACCATGGAGTAGAGCACACCAGGCAGGATATGATAAGTATGCTTCACTGCTTCGACAACGAGAGGTACAAGGAGTCACCAGACGGCTGCTGGTTCAAGACATACTTCGGACTGATGCGCGCGGTGGAAAAGTTGGATGGCTGAGATCATAGTGAGAGAACCTGGAGCGATGTGCGAAGTATGCCACCAACCTTTCAAGATGGGAGAGGAAGGCCGCTACCAAGGCGGCAAGGAATGGATATGCGTAGGCTGCGACCGAGAGGCTGGCGTGATAAAAGAATGGCGCGAGAGGGGGCGGGCGACCCCAACCCTCTGAGCGACCAGTCTTTCTGGACGTGCGGCTGTGGATGGTTCAACGTGGCGCACCCTGAGAGGTGTACGGACTGTGGTCACCCCAGGCAGAACCTAAGTAGTAACGCCAACCCGAGAGGAGGTGATTAGAGAATGGCAGACCCAATGAGTATCAAGGACTTCACGGCCAAGTACGGCGAGGACAGCATCCCGAAGGCACTTGGTACGTATCATGCCCAGCGGCAGCGGTCGACCCAGTGGCGCGAAGGGTCGAGCAAGAAGGCGAAGGCGTTCGACACGCTGATCGCCAAGTCCGCAAACGACCCCAAGCTCAAGGAGCTGCTCAAGGGGTACGGCGTCGTAGTCTAGCGGCCGGCCGGGGGGGCTCCGCCGTAATAGGTACAGGGCGTGGCGGAAAAGGATCAGGATGCGTGGTGAGCGCACCCCTTAGTACCCCAAGCCCACAGGCTGAGGCGGCGGGGTCCCTTCTTCTTAAGGTAAAATTACCTGGAGGAAGCGACATGGCTAGGAGTCCGCAGGGCAAGCTCTGGTCCCCCTCAGAGGTCAGAGCTGTTCGGGAAGAGTACAACAAGTGGCTCGCAAAGCAGCCAGAAGGTCAGAGAGTTAAACTCCGCGAAGTAGCCCGCCACATTAAAGACACCGCATTCCCCAACAGAACATACACCGCTATCGAGGCGGTCATGCAGCGCCACCGCATCTGGAAGCCCGCTTTCAGTAGAGGCACCACCTCGGAGAACCGCACCAGTTCCATCCGGAGACCGAGGAGACGGGGTATGGTTAAGGCCTACGAGTGCCCGGGGTGCGGGCTGCTTACGAAGGTGGAGTGACATGAGGGGGGTGAGGAGGCTGTTGTATCTTCACTTCGCCATCGCACTCTTCCTCCGAGAGCTGAGGAAGGAAATCCGAACTAGCCGTCGGCGGCTCGAGGTGATGTGATGGTGCTAATCCAAGAGTGGTGGTGTGAGAAGTGCAGACACAACTGCAGCGACGAGGGCTGTGTGGAAACAGAGCATATGACCTTCCGAGGGAGGAGCCTGCTCAATGTCTTCTGCAACCACTGTGGGGGGCCGGCGACCCAGAAGTTCAAGAGTGAAACTCCCATTACTCGATGAGATCACCAAGTTCATGGAGAGTGACCCTCTCCATGAAGTCATCGTCCATGTATACTTTTGCAAGAATAGCCTGGAGGAGAACAGACCAATGTTGCTACTGCACAAAGTGGAGGTGGTGAGGCAAGATGCTGTATATCTTAAGGGACGCAAAGGACCAGATAATCGGGCACGGCGAGGACCTCGACGCCTTACGAAGCGAAGCCCAGCAGCTAGGGGTACGGTGCGATATCCATTCAGTAGAGATCGAAGGCGGCCAAGTAGTTAAGGACAGCTGGCTGGAGAGTTGCAACGAGCCGATCTTTGAACCGGGGTCTCAATGGAGGTACAGCGACGAGGAGCTGACCCACGTGACCCACCGCATGGTCATCAGCGAGCTGAAGGATGACACAGTATACTACCTGGAGGTGTTCCACACCGACCCCGTGTTCACCACATTCTGCCGCAGGTGTGGGCTGATGGATTGGGACAATGATGTGGCGCAAGGACGCATAGTGAGGGTATGATGGCCGACCCGATAGTAGTTGGCTTGATCGTTCAGCGGCTGCTCGAGCAAGAGCTACCCCCACCAAAGGAGAAGAGGGTGCCAAGGCAGAGTCATGGTGACTCTCGCAAGAAGGCACTCATGTTCGACAAACTGGCAGAGGAGCTAAAGGAGGCTGGCTATGCCATTGAGGACATTCTCGGATAAACCCATCACCGACATGATGGATGAGATCAACAAGTGGATAGAGAAAGGTGCAGAGGTCTACATGAAGTGGACCTGCCCTGGGTGTGGTGAGAGGGTGGCATCGGAGACAGCGAACGTGCACCACACCCGAGGCTACAGGCACGGCGAGAAGGCAAACGGTGAGTTTTGCGGCGAACTGTACACAGGTGCCCTGTTCGGGTACATGCTGGTGCTCGGCGCCGTGCTAGGAGGCACCGATGAGTAAGTTCAGGTTTGCCGGCAGTCCATTCGGCATTCACTACGAGGGCGACTACAAGGAGTGCCCTACCAAGCACTACCTCTCCCACGAGGTGACATGGTCGAGGGGGAGGGGGTTGCAGTCGACCAACCGAGAGGGGTACTTCTCGGTGGGCAGCGCAGTCCACGAAGGTCTCGCCTCGTACTACCGGGGTGAAGGGGAAGGTGACGCCATAGCGCGGGCTGTGGAGTACCTGGAGGAGGAAGCAAAAGTCTATGGGGGGATAAGCTATGATACGAAGTTGGCGTCCATCCAGCAGACCATGGAGCTACTCTCCGAGTACGTGGACCATTACCCGCTGGAGCGGGAAACCTTCAGGGTGGTGCAGACGGAGAGGGAAGTCGAGGTCCAACTCGCGCCCGGGCACACCTTCACGGTCCGAATCGACTTAGTTGTGCAAGACATACCCACCGGCCGGTTCTTTGTCCTTGAACACAAGACCACCAGCCAACCTCAAGACAAGTTCGAGAAGCAGTTCGCACTCAACCCACAGATCACGGGCTCCGTGTTCGGGGCGCGGGAGGCCTACAAGTACCCCGTGACAGGCGTGATAGTCAACGCTATACGGAAGAAGCCCGTAGACTTCTACCGGTTCCCGGTACTGCGGGACGACAAGGACATCGTGGCCTGGGTTCAGGACAGGGTGGACATCCGAGAAGAGATTGCCCGAAAGAGGGAGAAGAAGTTCTGGCGGCGAAACGAGGGCTCGCCTTGCGTAGACCCTCTCACAGGAAAGGAGTGCCTATTCAAACCGTTGTGCATGTATGGTGAGAGCGAGCAGGTGTTCGGAGGCATGTACCTACCACGGTACACGGAGGAGAAGAAATGACAGAAGAGAGTGCAGGTCCGCTGGATGAGGTCACAAGTCCGGCGGTGGAGCGGGAAGCAACACTGCGAGGCCTAGAGGAGTTGGTGGACCTATTACGGAGGGAGCCCGGCCTGGACCTACCTTCGTTCACCTTCACCATCTGGGAGATCAGCAGGGAGGACTTCAGGGAGACGGCTCGCCTGATGGGCAAGACCACGAAACAGATGGACGGAAGTTATATCAGTCTCCGGCGAGATTTCAGCGGTGGCGTCCGGTTGGAGGTAACCATCGGCAAAGAGTCGATTTGCGAGAGGGTAGTAGTCGGCTCAAGGTGGGTGCCCCCCGCAGACGGGTACACAAGAGAGGAGTACGAGTGGGTCTGCCGCGACTCCATCTTCGCAGTCCAACCAGATGAGTTGTGACGGCGTAGGAGTTGTAAAGGTACCAGCCTCGTACCCGGGGGACTGGGACTACGAGTTGTGCTCTGGGTGTGAAAACTGTGAAGGGGGAGTTACTATGGGTAGAGAGTACCATGGTGGAGAACCCGCAACGGCCAGACGGAAGAGCATAGCGATCTACGGCGCACCGAAGACCATGAAGACCCGCATCGCCCTGAGTGTACCCGGGCGGAAGTTCGTGATGGACTTCGACAAGGGGGCATGGGCGGCTGCGGAAGCTCTGCTCGGACCTAAGGATGTGATCTTCGAGCCCGACGAGTGGCCCGAGTCACTCGAGCGGATGGGCAAGCTCGCTGACGAGTACGCCAAGGCCCCAGCGGACAAGCCACCCTTCGATGTCGTCATCGCAGACTCAGCGACCGAGGGCTACGACTGCTGCATGAGAGACGTCTTGAGGTTACCCAGGGCTTGGGGGAAGAAGGAGATGGGGGCTGTGCCCTTGTACCCGGTGAGTGGCATGGAAGACATCATCAAGGGTTCAGCCCCTCCCAAGAAAGGTGACAAAACTCACGAGACTGAGACCTTCGAGGAAGCGGGTAAGTTCAGGCGAGCTTTGGCGGAACAGCGAGACTACGGCCTGGCGCACGAGCGGTGGAAGGTGTTCATCCGTGAGTGCCGCAAATTCAACTCGCTGTTTATCTTGGTGGCCCACGAGGGTATTAACCAGGACGAGGACACCAAGGTGATTGGTGGGGGTATGCTGCTGCCTGGCAAGATGATGCAGCAGATACCCCTCCAATTCGACTACTACCTCCGGGTTAAGCCTAAGCCGGGGGAGGAAGGTAAGTTTACCCTCGTCACCCAGCATGAGGGGTGGTGGCCAGCCGGTTACCGGAAGGGTAGGTTTGAGAAGCTGGAGGCCCCCGACCTCGTCGCCTTCCTCAAGAAGGCAGGGATAGAACTGTGAAGATACCGAAGAAGATGACCAATAAACAGCGGCGGGAATTCAACCGGCAGATGAACCCTCGCAAGGAGGTGGAGCGGAACAAGTGGAAAGGGGTACTCAAAAACTTCAAGCCGAAGGGAGGTGAATAAATATGGCAAGAATCCAGCCTGACTTCAGCGAAGCCGTCCAGTTCGGAGAGGTAGTCCCCGGCCTGTATAAACTACAGGTCGTCGGCTCTGCGATGGAGGTGGCCAAGACGGAGTCGAAGACCAGGATGATCAACTGGTCCTTCACCATCGCGGACGTAATCAAGGGTGGGGACATGAGCGAGATCGGCCGCAACCTCTGGCGGCGTACCCCCATCGAGGGCAAAGG